TTCAACCCGTCGCTCAAGATTGGCGGGCAGTTTCAGGTGAAGAGCTCGATCGCTCCAGCCAACGGAACATACGTGGCGACGCAGATTTCCCACTCGCTCGAGAGCATCACTCCGGAAGGCCAGTGGTTCACGCATATCCTTGGCGTACCGATGCAGGGGGCTCCTCCCAATGGCCAATGAGTTCGGTTATCTCGGCAGCGCGGGGCCGACCGACAACGGCTCCGACTACAACGCCAACACGTTCCTCATCTGGTCGATCCTCGCTCGCGTTAGGACTATGCAGCCGTGCAAGGTGCTCGCCGTCACGAACAATGGTGGCGTTGCGCCAGTCGGATTCGTGACGCTTCAGCCGCTCGTCAATCAGCTAGACGGCTACGGCAATGCAACGCCGCACGGGCCAATTTACAACGTGCCGTACTTCCGGCTTCAGGGCGGCGCCAGCGCAATCATCATTGATCCGCAGGCGGGAGACATCGGCTTTGCTGGATTCGCTGATCGCGACATCTCGAGCGTGAAGGCGAACAAGGGGCAGGCCAATCCAGGCAGTAAGCGTCAGTTCTCGATGGCCGATGCCGTCTACATGGGCGGAATCCTGAACGGGACGCCAACGCAGTACGTTGCGTTTTCTTCGAGCGGCATCGACATCGTTTCGCCGGTTGCGATCCGCATGGCTGCGCCAACCATCGCATTGCAAGCGACCGAAACGATTGGACTCACCGCCGGTACGCAGATCACTAACTCGGCGCCGACGGTTGAGATCGATGGTCAGATGGCGCAAGGGCAAGGCCCGAATGGCGGCAGCGCAGCGATGGAAGGTCCGCTCACTGTCACGAACGATGTCACGGCGGAAGGCACAAGCTTGCATACGCATACCCATCCAGATCCCCAAGGCGGAAATACCGGACCTCCGAACTGATGGACTCACTCTATCTCGACCCGATAAGCTGGGACCTTGCTGTTGATGCGTCGGGCAATATCGCCGTGTGCTCTGATCCTTATGCGCTGGCGCAGAACGCCGCGACGGCGGTAAGAACCTTCCTCGGTGAGGTGTACTACGACACCACGATCGGCGTGCCGTACTGGCAGGACATCCTAGGCCACTTCCCCGCCCTATCGGTCGTCAAGGCTGACCTTGTTGCTGCCGCAGAGACGGTAACGGGGGTTGTGAGCGCGCAAGTGTTCATTACTGGCGTCGTGAATCGACAGCTAACAGGCCAGATACAGGTAACGGACAGCGCCGGCAACATATCAGCAGCCAGCTTCTAGCCCGCCTACACCGAAATAACCAAGCCCGCCGCGCGCGGGCTTTTTTGCGTCTACTCCATGCCGACAAATGTTCCGCAACCGACCTTCGGGCCGAATGGATTCGTCGCGCCCGCGGAGTCTGTAATTCTCGCGGGCAGGCAAGCCGATATAAATACGGCGTTCGGTGGGGTGCTTGATCAATCCCTGACGACGCCGCAGGGTCAACTGGCTACGTCAGATGCCGCCATTATCGGCGATGCCAACGATCAGTTCCTAGCGCTGGCGAATGGGGTTGACCCGGCTTACGCCTCGGGCCGGATGCAAGACGGCATTGGCAGAATCTATTTCTTGACGCGCATAGCAGCCCAGCCGACCACGCTTCAGATCGAGTGCATGGGTGGCCTGAACGTGCCCATCCCCGTTGGCGCGCTGATCCAAGACTTGAGCGGAAACATCTACGCCTGCACGACGGCGGGTACGATTCCGGCAAGCGGCTCAATCACGCTCCCCTTCGCTTGTCTCACGACCGGTCCGATCGCAGTTCCGTCAAGCAGTTCGGTCTCGATCTATCAGGCCATACCTAGCTGGGATTCTGTCTCATGCGTCTCGGGTGTGGTCGGTCGCGACGTCGAGAGCCGCGCTGCGTTCGAGTTGCGCCGGCAGCAGAGCGTGGCGATGAATGCCGTTAGCATCCCTGATGCGATCCTTGGTGCAGTTCTAAATGTTTCTGGCGTGGTCGATGCATATGTGATCGACAATCCATGGGCAACCGCCGCAACGATCGGTGGCGTCACGCTTAATCCAAATAGTATCTACGTCTGCGTGGCAGGGAGCTTCACGCCGCTGGCGGTAGGTCAAGCGATTTGGACCAAGAAGCCGCCTGGATGCAACTACACCGGCAATACGTCGGTGACGGTCGCGGACCCGAATCCGCTCTATACGACGCCGCCGAGCTACGCGGTCTTTTTTGAGGCTGCGGTCAACGCGCCGATCTTCTTTGCGGTATCGCTAAAAAACAGCCCATCGGTTCCGTCGAATGCCATCGCGCTGATCCAGGGCGCAATCGAGTCAGCATTCTCGGGCGAGGATGGCGGCGCAGTTCCGCGTATCGGCTCCGAAATCTTCGCTAGCCGGTTCTATTCCGGCATTGCCTCTCTCGGCGCGTGGGCGCAGATCATATCGGCTCAGATCGGATGCATCAACGCGCCGGCCGCTCAGTTCACCGGGTCGATCTCTGGCAACACGCTCACCGTCTCGAGCGTCGCATCGGGCACGCTGGCAATCGGGCAATTCCTCACAGATGCCGCAGGTGAGATCGTCTCAGGCACGCAGATCACGGGCGGTAGCGGCACTTCGTGGACAGTAAGCATCGCACAAACGGTGGCGAGCGAAACGATGTTCGGCGTAGTTCCGAATCAGAACGACGTGACGATGAACATCAATCAGGAGCCGACTTTTGCCGCGGCGAATGTGACGCTGACGCTGGTGTGATATGCAGAACTACGAGCAGACCATACTGTCGCAGTTCGCGAACAGCCCGGCGATCCTATCCCTGATCGAAAGCTTCAACGAGTGCGTCGATCCTCGCGCGAACATCGATGCCTTCTATGACAACGTTTGGAACATCGAGACCGCAGTCGGCTATGGCTTGGACGTGTGGGGCCGCATCGTCGGAGTGTCGCGCGTCCTACAAGTCTCATCCGGTGAGTGGCTCGGATTCAATGAGGCGAATGACGGCACGGTCGAAACGCCGTTCAACGTCGCGCCGCTCTATGCCGGCCAAGCCGCGACGGGCAACTATGCGCTGACAGACGATGCGTATCGGCAACTGATCCTCGCCAAAGCCGCAGCGAACATCACGAACGGTTCGATCCCCGCGATCAATGCCATTTTGATGGCCCTGTTCGGGGCATATGGCGATTGTTGGTGCACGGATGGTCAGAACATGACCATGACGTACACGTTTGAATTCCAACTGAGTCCGGTTCAATACGCGATTGTGGCTCAGTCGGGCGTGCTGCCTAGGCCTGCTGGCGTTGCGCTCACCATAGTTCAGATTGGATTGGTGAATGACGGCGGCGTCGTCACGCTGGGCGCAGGAATTATGGGTTGGCCGATGTCGCCGACTGGACTCACGAACGGTGCGCTTTACAGCAATGGCGGAGTTATCTGCGTTGCGGGTGCAACGACACCCAATCCGGCTGCTCCTCCTGTTTTCCTATCGTCCACTAGCGCATCCGGACTGCTCGCCCTCGGTGGCGCGAACCTTCCTCTGAGCCTTTCCGGCGTCAGCCCTGGTCAACTTTGGAACAACGCGGGCGTTGTCTGCGTCGCTTAATCAAGAGAACACATGCAAGCCTCTAGCGTACCCGGCAAGTTTTCAATCCCCTGGGGTAACTCGGCAGGGACTGGCTATATCCGACCCATCCCAGTAGCAAGTCAGATCGGAGTAAGCAACGGTGCCGCAAGCTTGACGGATGGTTTTCCTCCGAATGCCTTCGTTGCGGTTGCTGCTGGCGGAGCTCCGCCTTGGGGCCAAGATTTCAACGGCATCCTCCGCCAGATCACGCAATGGAATCAATGGCAGCAAGCCGGCGCTCCAATCGTCTATGACGCGGCGTTCCAGACTTCGATCGGCGGCTATCCGATGGGTGCCGTCGTCCAGATCGGCGCAGGCGGCCCCGCCTTCATGTCGACGGTCGACAACAACGCCGCTGTACCCGCATCCGGTGCCGCAGGCTGGATGCCGCTGCCGACGTTTGGCGGCAATGTCACGACTGTTTCCGGTACGGGGGCGCTCACGGCGCAGAGCGCTGGCCTCGTCCTCGTCAATGCGTCGTCCGGCAACATCAACATCACGATGCCGGCGGTGTCGGGTGTGAATGGCTTGCCGCTGCCTTTCTGTTTCGTCCGCACGGACAACAGCGCGAATAGCGTGACGCTGATCGCGGCGAGCGGCGACACATTCTGGCCGATCCAGGCCTCCAGCTTCTCCGTTTCCCCGCTTACCTCGTATCAGGTCAAGGGAGATGGTTCTCACGCTTGGTGGTCTGTTGGCGGGACCAACTTCGCCGCTATCAATGGTTCTGCAAGTCAGGCATTCAACGTCGCGCCCGGCACGCAGCCCCAGAATGCGGTGCAGCTGTCTCAGTTAAAAGGGGCGACCAATGGGATTGGGGGCTCTGCTACGTATGGCGGAATGGGTGGACCGGGCGTCTTTCTTTCGAAAACGTACACGTTTCTTGCGCCATCGAATGGATGGGTGTGCGCTACGGCGTATGTGAATTTTGGAGGAGCATCTTCGCCAGCGCAGCCAGGCTCCGTTACAAACCTTGCCATGATTACCGGTAGCGCATCGGGCACGAGTCAGTCCAGCGACGCGACTCAATGGCCGATGACAAACACATCTGCGCTGAAGGTCGTCGCTGGCGAGACGGTGACAATTTCCACAAGTGCCACCTGCGCCACATCTCCTTCTAGCGGATGGAATTCAATCGGGGCCGGGTCATCCTATCTCTTCGTGCCAACAAACTAAGCGACGAATATGTTTTATACGATTTCGTTTAACGCCAATGGCATGCCATTCATGCACTCGGCATATGACTCTCACGAAACGGCGCCCAATCCCATTCCTAGTGGCGAGCTCGAAGTGACGGTCGAG